AGCGTCAGCACCAGTTGCCAAGTTTGTACTTAATTGTGCGCCAGTAAGACCAAGTTTTCCAACATTTGCACCTGCTTGAGAACTAATTTGTCCTAAGTTGATGCCTGTTGTTAAAGGTTGTTGACCCAAAGCCTCTAAACCTTGAACTTGTCCCAAAGCAGTCGTATAAGGCGCATAAGCGGCTTGTTGACCACCATAGTATTGACCCATAGTTTGTGCGCCTGTGCCAAGCAATCCCGCACCAAATGCGACATTCTGTTGACCATACTGTTGAGCATTAGCAGCCAATTGAGCTTCTTGTTGCGCTCTAGCGTTATACAGAGCTTGCAGTTCAGGAGTAGTTGCACCTAAAGCGCCACCTTGAGCAACCGCTAAACCGCCACGACCTTGTTGTTGGAGTCTGTTTTGCAGATTAGCCAACTCTAGTTCACGACCTGGTTGCAACAAAGCCATCTGCTGATTGAGATAGTTTTGTGCAACATCTTGTGGAGATTGAGCAATATATTGATTGCCAAGGTTAAACAAGTTTTGTGCGCCTGTTTGCAAAGGAGCGAATTGAGCTTGTGCGCCTTCTGCTTGTTGTAAACCAGACTCAGCCAACTTAACCAAGCGATCTTGAGCATTCTTAGCTTCGGGGCTTAGTGTGTATCCTGCGCTTGTCAATTGACCAGTAACAGGGTCAACTTGGAACTGTGAAGTACCAAATCGAGTGGTCATGCCAACAGGTCTAAACTGAGCAGCAGCCTTGGCAGCAGCAGTTTCAGCATCAATACGAGCTTGCGCTCTTTGAGCTGCTTCACGAGATTCTTGCATCTGAAGCAAACTACCCGCAGTCCCTAATCCACCAGAGAAAAGATTTCCAAGATTTAAAGAGCCAGTTCTGTTTAATAGAGTGTTGACAAGACCAGTACCTACAGTCGTTCCTGCACCAGTAACTAATCCTGTTCCTAAACCAGTACCTACTCCTGTGCCAACACCAGTTCCAACTCCCGTTCCAACTCCCGTACCTACGCCCGTGCCGACTCCTGTACCAACTCCTGTACCCACACCAGTGCCTGCGCCCGTACCTGCACCTGTACCAGTTGCAACACCAGTTCCTGTGCCACCACCAACCAGTAATCCACCAGTTAAAGTTCCCGCAGCTAAACCGCCAAGTTGTTCAGCAAGTGTCAAAGCACCTGCTGTTCCACCAGCACCACCAAGAGACATATCTAATTGAGTCAACTCAGATAATGTCAATCCTGTATTACCAATAGTTCCTGCTACACCTGTACCACTACCACCTGTTAGGTTTGTCAATGTACCTGTCAAAGCACCAGTAGTTAAAGAGTTAGCAAGAGATGTAGCCCCTGCTGTACCACCAGCACCACCTAATGCAAGATCAAGTTGAGCCAACTCAGCCATTGTTAAGCCAGTAGTGCCAACAGTTCCTGCTGCACCTGTAGCTGCTCCACCGCCACCAAATAGACTCTCAAAACCGCCACCAAGACCACCAAACAATAGGGCAGAACCAAGTGCAAACTCTTTTAGACCGCTTTTAACTTCTTGTTGTGTACCAGTACGCTCAAGTTCACCAGTTGGTGTGTATTGGTTATAAGCACCGCCAGTTTGATTCTCGCCAACTTTGTAAGTCAGGACATTTTCTAAGCCACCTATCTGCTGATCTTCACCAGAACCAGTTACTTGATAAACAGGTTGAACAATGGTGTCACCAAGGGTTACTGTTTGACCTTGAGGAACAGTAGCCGCCACACGAGCCGCAACTGCACCCTCATCTAACCCAACAGCTTGAGCCATCTGAGCAGGAGAGACTCCATAGGTCTCCATAGCCGTGACGATCTCGGCATCACTCATGCCTGGATTAGCAAGCAGAAAATCTACAATTTGTGCGCTAGTTACAGCCATGATTGCTCCATTCTTAATACATATTATCGTTGATTAGGCTACCAAGCCCAAATAAATACTGCGCCACCACCACCTTGGCCGCCACCAGTAAGAGCGTCTTCACCACCGCCACCACCACCGCATCCAATACCGCCACGACCGCCAGCAGTTCCTACTGTTGTGGATGTTGAACCGCCAGCACCGCCAGTGCCAACTAAGATGGGTTGAGTGATGAAATATCCATTTTTAGCAGCAGTTGCGCCGCCAGCGGCGGTTGTAGAAAGTGCGGTATATCCGTAATTAGGGGTTACTGAACCGCCAGTGCTTCCTGATGCACCAGCACCGCCCGCACCACCAGAAAGAAAAGTAGTTGATGATGCAGCTTGATTTGTTCCTGCGCCTGTTGAACTTCCCGCAGTTCCTGCTTGTCCTGCAATAGAAGTAAAAATTCCACAGGCTGTAAATTGATTGGCTGACATTGCAGTACCGCCAGCTCCACTACCACCAGAACCTCGGCCAGCTGCCGCTGACAATACGTTTGAATTAAAAGTACCCAACCTAAATGCGACTGTTGTTGCCACACCATCATTATTTGCAGTTCCACCAGCACCAGCAAAAATAATTAACTCATCAGGAATAAATATAGCAGGGCCGATCCATGAAGTGACCGCCCCAGAGCCACCACCATTACCACCAGCAGTACTTGAACCATTATCCCCGCCACCGCCAGCGCCAATAAGCATAATCCGCACCATTGATGCGCCACGGGGCTTCATCCAAGACATAGGAGTTCTTGGAGAGCCACTTCCAGTGTATGAACCACCACTACCAAAAAATTCTTGGTAGTTGGATTGCTGTGGTGTTGGAAAGTTAAAAGTATCTAGCATCTTGTCACCATGTAATTATTACGACCATACCATCACCGCCAGAACCGCAAACCCCTAAATTTACATTTGAAGCGCCACCGCAACCAATTGCACTTTTGCTTGTATTTGCAGAAGTTCCTGGATTTGAAACCCCCACAATAATAGGTTGCATTTGGAAAAATCCCGCATTTCCATACCCAGTGGCAACATAACCATAATTTCCTGTTGATGAAGCTGCCGCTGTACCACCAGCTAAAAAAGTTGTTGCAGATGCTGTTTGAGCAGTAGACAAAGCGGTTGAATCTTGGCCAGCAACAGAATTAAAAAATCCAGAAGCAGTAAAAAAATTATTTGTTGATGCGTTACCACCAAGTGCGGCAGAAGCATCACTTCCGCCTCCAGCAGCATCACCCCCAGCGCCTGCATTTGCAGTAAGTAAGGTATAACCCGTGTCGTCTTTGGCTTGGTAAATTACAGTTGACGGAGTTCCTGAGCCTCCACTTACGGCTGTATTACCAGCAGTGCCACCCCTACCTACGCTTACTCTTAATACATCGGGCATTAAAAACGCTGGCCCCATAAAATTTGTAACCGCGCCAGACCCACCACCAGCGCCATAATAAGCATTGGTTGCGTCAACTCCACCGCCACCACCGCCAGCGCCAATTAAAGTAAACCAAACAAAAGATGCACCCTGTGGTTTGACCCAATCAGAAGTTGAGCCACCTTCTTTAAAGATTTGAACATTTGCGCCTTGTGGCGTTGGGTAATTTATAGGATATGACATATTACCAACTCGCAATCAAAACCATGCCAGGGCCGCCTTTGGCACTAGCCGCACCACCGCCACAACCAATACCACCATCGCCATCATTGATACCCGCAACACCAACAATAATTGGTTGCATAAAAAAGTATCCATGCGTGTAGTTTGGAGCTGCCGTTTTATTAACATATCCATAATTTGAAGTTGATGTATTGCCAGTACCAGCACCACTTAAAAAGGTAGTCGTTGAAGCACTATTTGCACTACTTGTTCCATTTTGACCAGCAGTTGATTTGTAAAAGCCAGAAGCTGCAATTGCAGGGGCGGCGGTTGCTCCTCCAGCCGTTGCTCCACTAGCCCCAGCAGCAGTTAAGTAACTAAGAGTCCCAGCCGCATTTACTGTGACGTAAGTAGTTCCTTGCGCATCTCCAACCCAGATAAATAATGAATTTGGAATGTGTTGCGCAGCTCCATACCAAACAGTCACAGCACCAGAACCACCGCCATTATTTCCATCACCAGTACCACCAGCACCAATCAACATCATGTAAACATGACTAACCCCAACAGGTTTATTCCATGCTGCTCTTGGTTTTGAGCCAGATGCGCTTCCATCTCCATAAAACGTCTGGATGTTGCAACCTTGCGGGGTGGCTATTGGATATGGAAACATTTTTATGCTTCTGGTGTAGGCTCAACTACAGGAGGGACATACCAAGCTGGCGCTGTAGCGTTGTCGTTTGTGCAGGTGTATTCAATGGCTTCTTCAGGAGAAATAGAAGTTCCATTGGCACGATAAACGCCAATAGTGTTGCCATCTTCCATCTTCTGATAGCCAGTTGAATTATCTGTGAACGTGATTTCAAACCATGTAATCATTTTAGTAATCTCCAGCGATTGTGACGATAGAGTAACCCGTACCAGCAGAGCCAGTAGATGTGCCAAAGGTTACATACAACAAGTAGTTAGGATCAAGAGCCACGTTGATTGGCAATTCAAACACACTAGAAGCCGCAGCCTGAGAAACAGTCACCGCTGGCAATGTAATCTCATCGTAAAGCCAACTGTTTGTTGCACTTGTTGAGGTACTAGAAGAAATAAACACACGACATACAGTAGCCGCTGGTGAGCCTACAGGACGAAAGCGCATCTTCTGAACGTAAGAGCCGTTAGCACCAGCAGTAAATGCTTTAATTAAAGTGCCTGAGCCATCTTGCGCTGTATTGGCTGTAGGGCCAGAAACAGTACCAGAATTATTGGCGGCGGTGGAGTCCGTTGCACCAACGATGGAATAAATGGGGGAGGTATTTGCTGGCATGATTTTCCTTTAGCAAAGAATACAGTTGATAGCGATAGCCTTAACAAGGCCGAGTGATGTTCCACCACCACCACCAGAAGCAGCGATAGTAATTGAACCTGATGCGTTTGTCACAGTAATACCCGTACCAGCAGTCAATGTGGCTTTAGTCAATGTATTACCAGTAGTGTTACCAATCAACAATTGACCATCTGTGTAAGATGTTTGTCCAGTACCACCATTAGCAACTGGAAGAGTTCCAGTAACACCCGTGGTTAAAGGTAATCCTGTAGCATTAGTTAGAGTGGCACTTGCGGGTGTTCCCAATATGGGAGCAACGAGAGTCAATGCCGTTCCATTGGTTGTAGCACCAGTAATGCCTGCGAATACACCCGCATTGTTGTATTGAACTTCAGTAGTAGAGCCACCTGGTGTACCACCACCGCCAGAAGCAGCAATAGTTTGATTAGGCCATGTGCCAGTAACAGTTACATTTGTTCCCGCAACAATACTAGGAGTTGCTGTACCTGTACCACCATTAGCAACAGGAAGTTGTCCTGTTACACCAGTTGTCAAAGGCAAACCAGTTAAATTGGTTGCAGTACCGCTAGATGGAGTACCAAGTACACCACCATTGACCAAAGGTGCGCCAGAAGAGCCTACATTGACCGCTAAAGCCGTTGCTACGCCTGTCCCTAGACCTGACACACCAGTAGAGATAGGAAGTCCTGTAGCATTTGTTAATGTTGCGCTAGTAGGTGTTCCAAGAATAGGAGTTACTAGGGTAGGCGAAGTAGCAAATACGGCAGAGCCTGTTCCTGTTTCATCAGTCAAAGCACCTAAAAGGTTTGCAGAACTAAATGAACCAAGAGATGTTGCATTGCCAACAGAAGTGACTGCACCAGTTAAGTTAGCATTAGTGGTCACATTACCTGCTGTCAAACCAGAGGCAGTTCCTGTAATGTTTGTGCCAACCAATGCGCTAGGAGTGCCCAAAGCAGGAGTCACCAAGGTTGGGCTATTGGCAAACACCAAAGCACCCGATCCTGTTTCGTCTGTAACGGCAGAAGCTAAATTAGCAGATGATGGTGTACCCAAAAATGTAGCAACACCAGTACCTAAACCACTAACACCCGTTGAAATAGGTAAACCTGTTAAGTTTGTAGCTACACCAGAAGCGGGAGTTCCCAATGCGGGAGTCACAAGTGTTGGCGAGTTTGACAACACTACAGAGCCTGTGCCTGTAGAAGAAGTTACACCTGTACCACCATTTGCTACAGGAAGAGTTCCTGTGATGTCAGCAGTAGAGATGCTAATTGCATCCCAAGAGGCGTTAGTTCCATCAGTCTGAAGGTACTTGTTAGCATTGCTTGTTTGGCTCGGCAGAAGGTTATTCAAAGCAGCAGTAGCCGTAGAAGCACCTGTACCGCCATCAGCAATGGCTAAATCTGTAATGCCAGTAATTGAACCACCAGTAATATTGGCAGACGCATTATCTGTTTTAGTGCCAACAGCAGTTTGAATATTATTAAACTCTGTATCAATCTCAGTACCTTTGACAATCTTTAGAGGATTGCCAGGTGATAAGTTATCTTTAGATGCAAAGTTGGTTGTTTTGGTGTAATTTGACATGGTTTACCTCTTACCCTATTTTGCCATCTTTGGCTTGAATTTCAATCTTTTGTAGAGAAAACGATGTGCCATTTATCGTTGTCTCATATCCTGTTTGGACAATCTTTCCCGCACCAGAAGCATTGGCTGTTAACGTCTTAATTGGCACACCACTTGTGTATTCAGCAATGTTGTATTCAGCAGTTCCATACTCATAACTTGTCTGTGAAGGAATATAGATATTCTCCGCACGATAAGCACCAGAATAATCAAAACCCCAGTTGATAGTTAAGAACTGATTAGACCCACCAATAACGATGGCAGTAATGTTTTTCAGGATGGAAATCTGGTTAGGGTTTCCTAAGTCAGCATTGTTTGTGTAGTACGCAAATCGGTACGTTAGTGTGTCATCAAGATAAGTTCCATACTTACCGATATACCCATTTTTACCAATGTACAAATCACCATTACGCAAAGAACGTAAAGAAGTTGGAGCAATGGAATCCCACTTGGTTACACGGGAAGCACCATCTTGGAGAGATTGCTTAGTATCGAAGCAGTAAACTTGGAAAGATGCAGGTAAAACAAGCAGATAAAAGGCTTCTTTTTCTGAGTAAACAGACTTCAGATTAGCCAATGTTTCGCTTGCCAATGATGAATTTAGGTCAAAACGAACATTCTTAGACAAGTCTCTTAGGGGTGCAGACTTCTCTTGGATAGTCCTCATCAGTGAACGAACACCTGAGTCTGACAAGAAAATCACATCAGAGCCAACGCTTTGAATGGTATCTCTTGCAATACACCCAATAGAACCAATTGTGTCGCTCAAAACCAAGGATGCGGGTGTAGAAGCACCAGAATAGACAAGAATCTGTCGTTTACCAAAGATAAACAAGAAATCATTGTGAGCGGCCAAACCCATTATTTCATCTGCACCATTAGGCCACACACGGGAGACATCTAATGAGCCTGAAGTGCCACCACCCCATACATGACCTGCAATCAGATCAGAAAAGGTAACAGTCACTTTATCTGTAGACGTATTAGCTACCCATAAGC